AGCGGAAGGGTATTTTTGTAATAAAGCGATGACCTGCTCAGCATCAGCAGGAACATCTTCTTGCCAATCCCATCCGCCGATCATGCCGTATAGATATAAATCTAGATGCGTACCGCTGGGTGCTGCCGCAAAGTTCCACCAACGATCATGCGGGGCTGATGTAATTAACGAAGATTTTTGTTTGATTAAACCACTGGAAACAACACTCACTGCACTAGCAGTGGGTAAAATTAGTGGTTTTGCAATGCGTTTTGATGTATCCATGCGCTATACGGTATGCGCAGGATTAAGCAACGAATAGGCAAACGCTGCTTTTAATTACTAAAGTGGAATAACCCGGAAGTCACAAAGCGACACTAAAAACTTATTGAAACTTTATTCTAAGTTGACCATCAGTATCTTTTAAGGCTGGTTTAACTAATTGATTCAAGCACAAACTTTGACAAGGTTCTTTACTAATCACTAGCTCATTACTTGAACTATCTACCTCGAAATAACAACTATGCCCACGTGCCAACCATTCATTTGGCAACCCCGAACCCTGATCATTAACTTTAAAAACTAAAGCATCACGGTAACCACGTGAAACCCCAATTAACTCCAAAGCACCAGCATGCTTTTTTAACCCAAAACAAGCATTTAATGTTTTTGAGTAATACTTTTGAAAGAAAGCATTATCATCAGCCGACGCACTGGCTGGCAATTGATGGGTATACTCTTGGGAAGGTGCTGAGGGCTGATTACTTAATAAAAAATAGCCACCCGACAATATAAGCACTAGTACTACTGAGACCAATAAAACTTTCAAAGCTTACTCACTTTAAATATCAACTCAAACTCAGCCACAATATCAAATGATCGAGAATAAATCAGTAATAATAGACCTCTTTCATAAATATCAGCCCTCATCCACCAATCCATCCTCTGCCCCCGGTTGGGGATTCGCAGCCATCACCGGCAAAATCCCTAGACGTTTCATTGCCTCTAGATCACGCTTCCGCTGACGGAATACTGACATGGGGTTTCCACCCCGCCGCCGAATAATCTCCGAATGCGATGTCAAGCCGTTCGCCAACATAGATTCATTTGCCTTAGCTTCGCGCTGAGGATCAATCCACGGCATCGCCGTACCATAACAATTAAGATCGTATAAAGTGCGGGTATCGACCGCTTTGGGTAGACGCAAAGCACCTGATAACAGAGCCATATCTAGAAAACGAGTGTAGTCAGGCCGACAGGAATGTGCGACAAAATACTCTTGCAGTACTTCATAATTTTCTTGTTGCTCAACCAATTCTTGCCGTTGCGCTGAAAACGTGCCGTTATAATCCTTTGCAGCACTTGAATAACTAACCCCAGCACCCGCAGCGGCTGCACGTAATTGACCCGAACGAAACTCATTTAACCCTGTATTGGGACGCTTGGTATCAAAAATACCAACCTCTTCACCCGGCAACATATCGAACAGAGTCATACCATTTTCAAACCGCTGGCGCTGGCGAGAAAGTCCGCTTGTATTATTAGGATCAAACATATCAGGCGAGCCTTTACGCACATAACCGACCATTTTAGCGGCAATTCGTGCAGCAATTCGCTCAGCTTCTTCGTAGTCTTTTAAATCATCAAGGCGATTAAGCACACTGGCAAACACCGATACTCCACGACCTTGGCCAATACGATGAGCAATTTTTAAATGACTGGCAAAAAATGCATTGACACGAAATGGCTGTTGACCAAACCCCAATACATCCCCAGGATGATTACGATAAAACCAATAGGCGCTGACCCGACCCCATTTGTCGCGTTCAATACCTTGACGCACCCCATTACTCGTATCATTTAGACCAAAGGGGCAATAGTCAGGCTCGAAAAATTGTAGTGATAACGGTATCTCTGAACCGTGTTGCAGCTGAGGTACATTCCCTAATTGATAAACTTTGAACACTTCACCATCCCGAAACCAAGTACGCGCTAATAAACGCTCCATATCAGTACGGGTATACTCATCACCATACACGCTCGGACGCAAGCTCCAGCGGTTGTGCAGCTCCAACAGCTCTTCGTTAAATTCATCAGCAAGATCACCATTTTTCAAGCGCACCTGTGGCTCATAGCGAATACCTCGACCGACCGTACGATTGACTAAAGTATCTAGAATTCCTTTAGCTAGATCGTGATTTTCATCGAGATGGCGGGCTTGGATACGTAATTGATCACCTGCACGCGACATCACCGCATCACCGCTGCCTCGATCAGTGCGGCGTTTACGTTCGTGACTAGGAACAGCCGCTTCGTAAAAGTTGGTGCTGGCTCTGTAAAATACCCCACCTAGCCAATAAGCAATACGACGGACAGGGTTTAATTTTACGGGCTTACTCATGTCAAATCCGGGGCACGATAACTAAAGCTGCCAAAAGTAGAAGATCGACCTACATTAGACTGTTGGGCTGCTATCGTCGCACGTCGTTCCCATTCTTGGCGTGCTTTAATAATTTGCCCCAAATCTTCCATCACAACACGCCGACCATTTTCCATCGTGACATCCTTACCGGATAAAACATCGGATTCAATTTGCAAATAATACTCAACCCACTGCTTTGCAGTACGTTGCGCGGCTGGAACTACCTGAACAGGCTCATAATTACCCATATAAATTCCTAAACTCAGTGCTAATTGACGCTCTACTATCCTGACAAAAATAAACACAGGTAGGCTAGGCAAGCGACGCTTTAGATTGGCGAACCCCACTGCCAGGCTTCATTATTCGATTTACGGTTGTCACGTGTACTCCCAAACGCTCTGCAATCATCGGCGTCGATAGCCCTTGGCGAGACAAAGCTTGCACCTGCAGACGCAAACGTTGCCGACTGGCCACTACCAACTCCTGGTGACGACTATGAATATAAACACGACTACCTCCCCACTCTTCCTGAACATGCGTGGTCACGAATTGAATGGCTTCTGAAGCCAATTGCTCCGATAAGCCTACTTGCTTCATCAGGCCATCAGTCAGCTGATACATCCAATCCACAAAACGATCTGCATCCCCTTGTTGTAACTGGCTTGACACAAGCAGTTGCTCATTGTCCACTACCATGCTGCCTGAACCTCCGTAAATGTATTGTCAGTTTTTTTCGCGGAAGGCATCCGTGCTGAAACGGATTGCACAGGATGAGCAGTTGCGAACAAATCAACCACACTCAATCCTTGTTCCAGCGCATCCCAGCGCTGGTTTGAATAACGATGCAACCCGATTTTTTGTGCAATGCACTGTATATAAACCAAACAGTCCAAAGCCTCATTGCGAGTACTGCTGGATTTAATCCAGTCATACACAGCAAAGCCATGACGATAGCGCCGCACTTTTTTCTCGCTGGTCAGTTGCTCAAAAACTTCGAGCGGCAACCAATCCGGAAAGTGAATCACACCCGCACCCGACCGATCAGTACGTTGAAATCTGTTATAAAGCATGTCTTTAGCCGTATCTGTCCCCACCAAATAAAGCTGCACACCTTGTTTCGTAGTTTTGCCGCGCCAATCAATGTCTTGCCATGATGGACGGCCTAGGATAGGTCGGTTCTTGCGGCTTTCGCCCTTGACTGCAATAGCCCCCTGATGTACATGGTTACGTACATAATGATAAGCGTCATGTGTATGATGCCCGCCCGTGTCAACCGCGTAAGCCTCTACCGTCAATACAGCGCCACTGGCATGTACCCATGACTTTAATAACCAATCATCCACTTCACGCCAAGGGCTATCCCGTTTTTCGCTATCGTCGGCGGAAACACCGGGATCACCAAAAAACACCTCATAGTCCACCAGCCATTGTTCTTCACCCCGTCCAAATGCATATACATATGCCTCCAAACGGTTATCCTGCACATCCACAGCCCCCACCAACACCAGACCACCCATAGGAATAATGCTGCGCCCATAAGCATCTGCTTTGGTTTTTAGCAGTGTGGCGTTCACATCATTAACCTGCTCTTTCCAAGTCTCCGCTAACACTGTATTAGTAAAGGTCTTTAATAGCTCTACATCGCTTTGGGCATCCAGCCAATCCTGTACGGCCTGCCCCCATGAGTACCAACCTAAAGGGGAATAAAGTGAGTTGAGGTGGTAGCTGCGGCGGTGTTGGGATGCAGTTGAGTTGTGGGGAACCCAGTGTCCTGCTGCCAGCATCGCGGTTTTGTGGTGTTCGTGAATAGTGGCTTGGCAATGTTCGCATTCATAGTAAACACTAGCAGGCTGTTGTTCACGGGGTAGGTTTTTGTTCCATTTGAGTTGTGGGAATTTCAGGTATTGTTCTGCCCCACAGTATGGACAAGGTAGATAGTAATAGCGTTGATCCCCCTTGAGAAAAGATCGCTGGATACGGCTCATGCCATCAATGGTGGGGGTGCTGACGCGAAAGATTTTGCGACGGCTGAAGTTCTGGGTACGCTTGATGGCGAGCTGTTCTGGATCACCTTCGCCGTCGAGGTCAAAGGGGTAAGCATCCGTTTCGTCCATGAACAGCTTGCGCACGGGCATGGAGCGTAGGCCGGTGGCTGAGTTCGCACCAGTGATGACCAGATAGCCGCCCGCGAAGTCTTTTTCCAGCATCGTGTTGCCGCTGTCGCGGCTGCGGTCTGGGGCAATTTTTTCGGCTAGGCTGGGCATATCGGCAATCATGGGGGCTACGCGCTGGCGGCTGTAGCGTTTGCCCATGTCGAGTGTGGGTTGCACCGCCATCGTCGGAGCCGGATCGTGGTCGATGGTATAACCGATGAAGTTATTGCCGATTTCCGTGCCGCTGATTTGAGTGCCTTTCATCAGGCTGACATCCTGCACATCGGATTGCGTGGAAAGCGCCTGCATGACTTCGCGCATGAAGGGTACGCGGTCGGTACGCCATTGCCCCGGCTCAGGGCTGGATTTTTCGGATAGCTTGCGGTGGCGGTCTGCCCATTCGTCCATCCACAAGGGTTCGACGGGGCGGAATCCGGCAATGAATCCAGTGCGCCAAGGTGAGACGATGGTTTGGGACGGCAAGGGTTTCAAGCGTCGGCCTCCCCTGCCCAGTACCAGTGTGCGCAGTCGGCATCAGGGTCGACCGGCAGGCTGAATGGAGCGGTTGTGCCGTCGATCAGGTCGGCAATTTCCAGCAGAGCGTGGCGAAATTCGGTTTCCAGCTTGCGGTGGATGCTGTTGGGGTCGGCATCAATCGCCAAATCCTGTGAGATACGTGCCGGAATGTTGAGGATACTGGTTTGTACCGTGCGTCCGATTCGGAAGGCTTCATGGCGCACGGCATCAGCGGAAACGAGTAGACCTTTTTTCTCTTCTTCTTCCAAGCGAGTGAGTTCAGCTTTGTGTTTGAGGTATTTAGCACGCTCTACTTCAGCATCGACGCGGGCAAATTGTGAACCGCCATCGCTGGTAGATTTGTTGGGGATTTGGTCGTTGAGGTAGCGAATGTAGCCCTGCACCGAGCGAATCAGATCGTAACGACCACGATCCGTTTTTTCAATGACTCCTTCGTTCGCTAGCTGTTGGATACGGCGCGGCGTAATTTGCAAAAGCTTTGCCATGACTTCAACGGGGTAGGACATACGTTCAGAGGATGACATCGAGAACCTCCATTACGTCTTGATCGGTAGGCAACTCGATAAACAACATCGGGTCTCGATGGTAGGACTCAATCTGTTCCAACTGCTGCTTGATAATAGCTTCCGTCAAACCATCCAGCTCCAAAGGATAAATGGTGGAGGATTGCCCACTACTTCTTTGACCTGCCCTGATTTGCAGGGCCACCAAATGACGTTGTACGGTTGACGAAAAACAGTAATTCCCATCAGGTTCAGACGGGAGGACTCCGGCACGAGAGCTTTCCACCAAGCGTGGGATGGGCATCATCAGCACCGCCGCCATGATAGGCAGTGAACAAGGGACACTCATGCAGACACCTCGCTTACCTGTTTGAGTAGGGTGGCATGCTTGCCTGTGTATTCCTCATAGCGTTTGACGATAACATCACAGTAAGCGGCATCGAGTTCGACCAAGCAAGCGCGTCGTCCGGATTTTTCAGCCGCAATCAGGGTTGAGCCTGAGCCACCAAAAAGATCGAGCACGACCTGATGGCGGCGGGAACTGTTGTGAATAGCGCGTTCGCAGAGGGCTACGGGTTTCATGGTGGGGTGTAGGTCATTATGGCGAGTACGGGTGATTTCCCAGATGGACAGTAAACCCTCTTCCAGCTTCCAGTTGTCAATTTCACCCTTTGGGCCGTAGAACTTATGCTTATCATTCCAGCCATACATGACAGGCAGGTAATCGTCTTCCCAGCCGTAAATGATGGGTTCATAAGTCGATTTGTAGTCGCTGTTAGATAGGGTCAATTGACCTTTCTGCC